ACAGTCCGACTTTCCCACCTTTAGAATACTGAGTAAAGTCCGTATCGTCTCTACGAGCTTTCTTAGTACCGCTAGGCATTTTAGAAGGGGCAATAGCGCCCATTCCGCGGGAAGCCATCATTACTTCTTGCCTTTAGCCATACCGCCGCCACAAAATGCTTTAATGTGGTCAGCATGTTTTTTATGACCTGCAGCATGTTTGCCATAGTGGTCGCTATGATGTACGTGACCGCCATCTTCGTGTTTAGAAATGAAGTCGTCATGATGGACCATGTCTGGGCCTTTCATTGGTTCCATTTGTTCTTTTACCATTTTCATTTAAATCTCCTTAACAATAAGTACCACGAGTTTTACCTCGTTGGGCAATGCCATCTGCACGACTAGAAGCTGAAGATATTTTACCGCCTTTAGCTTTCTTAACTGGTTCCTGTGGGGCTGGAGCTGGTTTGCCACCTAAAATAATAGCTAGCTTAGACCCAGAAGTAGCAGCTTTATCAAGGTTTTGTTGACCCTCTTTATTCTGCTTCTCAGTACCAATAAGGTTATCTTTAATGTCGTCTAGTATGCTCATGATTAGCAGAATCTTCCGCGTGTTTTACCACGTTGCTCAATACCACCGCCACGAGCCATCTTCTTAACGTCGCCACCTTTTTTATAGGTATCGCCCATTGGGTTCATGTTACCCATAGCTTTGGTCATTACATTTGACTTTGGTTTAGATTTCATGCGTGGTTTAGCAACTGGGGTTGGAACTTGTTGGTCCATATTACCGCTAGCTAAAGCAGCCATAGCGCGGGCGCGAGTATCATCACCAATGTTAGCATTTTGACCTTGAGCAGTTTGCGTCTCAACATCGCCACCTTCATCATAGCGTTTTACTTTACCGCCTTTAGCCATCTTAACAGTCTTAGGGGCAACAGTTTTGCCAGAGTCACCAAGGTTTTTACCTTTAGTGTGACCTTTTTTCTGAACAGCAGATTCACCAAACTTGCGTAATTTATTAGAACCAGCTTCTACGTCTTTAGACATACTGCGTGGACCCATAGACTCTTTAGCCATACCGCCTTTAGCCATTTTTTTCATAGCCATACCACCTTTTTTAAGTTTAGACAAATCAGTACCTGGGCCAGATTTGTGTTCTTGTTTATCATGCATTCTAAATGCTTTCTTAACAATGGCTTTATCTTGTTTAATGTCAGCCTTCATATTTTCTTTCATCATTCCACCTTTGTTAAATTTTTTACCTTTATCTGCAGCTACAAAATCTTTGCCTACTGACTGCGGTACTCCTACTTTTTTAGCCATCTTAGGGTTATGAGCTACCATTTCCATAAAACGGTGTTGTTTGCTAGAAGTACTTGGCATTATTTACATTTCCATCTAGCTAAACTAGCTGCCTTACGAGTAGGACGACCCTTCTCATCTTTCATTGGACCAGGCATTCCTGACATTCTTGCACAAAACGATTTTTTACGTGGACCACCTTCTGGTTGAGGTGCTTTTAAATGCGAACCAGTAGCTGCATTATATTTAGCACGACCTTTAGCGGTAAGACCAGCACCTTTAGACGCAGGTAACTTTTCTCCACGACCAACTGCGAGTGAAACACCTTTTTTCTTAGGCATTATTTACTCCAAAACCCTTGAAACAAGTTAGCAATAATAGCGCCAATTAAAGCAGCTGCACCACCTACGCCTAACAGCAATCTCCAACCACCATGAGCTTCAGCCAATGTTTTTTGAATAGCTTGGATAGCGGTCTTGATTTCTTTCATTTCTTCGACCATTTTATCCATATCGCTTTGCAGGTGTGAGATATCGTTCGCGTGGGTAGCTAGTTCTCTTGCAGTAGAAATAAGATCAATTTCACTCATGATTAACCGTAAGTAATAGCCAATGAAGTTAGCGTTGTACCAACTACATAAACACCATTCTGGCAAACAATACCTTCACCAGGAAGTAAAACTTGGAATGGTTGTACTGCAGTAGCGTATTTAAATTGATACACAATAGGCCCAGTAGTATCTGTACCGTCGTATATAGTAAACGTACCAGCTGTACCATTGCCTAAAAAGACAATAGATTTTATTCTAGTTCTTCCTGTATAAAGCTGCGCAGGAAACGTACTAGCCGAAGCCGACTTTACGTCATATTGCATTGTCATAATTAATCTCCTAAAGATTTAAAAAGGAGGCGGGGTTAACCACCCCCTAGCAGATTAATTAATCAAAGTTACCGTATGGGTATGTTGTAGCATTACCAATGTTGTAGTCAGCTTGTGTATAACGCAAAGTAATATTTACTTGACCTGCGTTAACTGAAGTCAAACTGCTTGCTGTCAATGCCAAAGTTACTACTACTTGGCTAAACCATGTAGGCTGTTGACCAGGTTGTACGTTCTGAACATCTTGCAATGTACCATTAGCATTATCTAACTGGGTTGCTGTATAAGTAGCGTATGTACGACCAGCAGCTGTAATAGCAGCAGAAGTGCCATAAACACCAGTAGTAGTAGCAAAAGCGTTAGAGATGTATGGTTGGATTGAAGTTACAGCGTGTGTACCGTCAGTTGGGGTAGTGCCTTGCTCGATGATTACATCAATTAGGTTTGAACCGTATGGGAGCAAGAATACTGCACCGCGGTAGTTAGTACCAGTAGCATCAGCAGTAGGAGCAGAAGCAACAGTTGGGCCAGAAGTGCTATAAGCACCAGCTTGTGGGGTCCAAATAGTACCAATGTTGTTAGGGATATTGTTTGAGCTAACAAATACGCCAGATGCGCCACCGTAGTTAGCTGTGCCTGGAGTTGTTACAGAAAAGTCCAAAAATGCGTTTTGAACTAATTCCACTGTACCAACAGAGCGCTGTGGGCCCATACGCTGTTCACCAGATAAAATTGGGCCTGAAAATGTAGAACGTGCCATGATAAGAATCCTTATGCAAAAGTTCCCGTACCAATCATTGCATTGTCTGCTGGGGCAGTCCGGTACAGGTAATCACCCAGATACGCCTAGTTTACACTAATTATTCTTTTGTGTGTAACCATTTTTATGTAAAATCAATGTTATTAGATAAATGGGGTGAGATATGAGTTCTTGGCTTATCGTAGTTACTGGGCTAATCTACGCCTATATATCAGTGGAACAGGGAGCTAGGGGTAATTGGGCTATGTCTATGGTATATGCAGGGTATTCTTTTTCCAACGTAGGTCTATATTTAATGGCAACAAAATGACAACTATTGTGGGTGATTGGGGTAGAAAGTTACTAGTAGCCGATAGCCAGTTTACCGATAGCGATTCTGGCATCAAATATTTTGAAGATAAAATTTTTCCAATTGATGGGGGCTGGTTAGGAGTTGCTGGCAACTATGTCGATGCGGAAAAAGTTTTAGATTACCTTAGCAAAAAAACTAAAACTAAACCTAAACTTAAATCAGATAGCTCGTTTTTAAAACTGACTAAAGAAGGCTTGTTTTCTTGCGGAGATGATTTAGAATGGGAAAGAGTACGAACTTTTATGGCTATTGGTAGCGGTTCGATGGCTGCAGAAGTGTGTATGCGTATGGGGTTACACCCCCATGAGGCAGTTAGTTGGGCTTGTAATGTAGATGTAAATAGTCACGAACCAATTAAAACATACTCCTTAGACGATAAAGATGCCATATAAAGACCCAGAAGTATATAAAGCGTATCACAAGATTCAAAGTCGTAAATACTACGAAAAAAATAAAGAAAAAGTAAAAGCTGCCTCTACTGTATTTAAAGAACGGGGCAAAGAAAAATGGGACAAATATAAGTCCACCCTTAAATGCGCTAGGTGCGGTGAGAATCATATTGCTTGCATGGACTTTCATCATATGGACCCAGCAGATAAAGAATACTCAGTAAGCGCTTTAATTAGTTCAAAAATGTTTACTAAAGCTTACAAAGAGATCAAAAAGTGCATTGTGCTATGCGCAAACTGCCACAGAAAACACCATTATGAAGAGCAGAAAAAGCAAAGCCCCGCCTTGTGAGCGGGGCCTGCGCCAAGTAGTCGAAACCGCTTGGGGGGTTAGTTCTTAGTAAGAACCGTAGATTCCTAGTGGATCAGACCAACCGAAGCTGTAACGCTCACGAGACTTGTAACGAACGTTACCTGTATCGAAATCACCGTCCATAGAATTCTGGAGTGGTGTGCGCTCGAAATGCTTCAAACCATTAGGTACATCAGTTGTCAAGAACCAAGCATTGGTAGCGGTCAAGAAGTGGTTAATGGTGTAACCTTCTGGAACAGAACCGTTGTTCTTAATTGCATTGATGTCGTTGTTGTTTGTACCAACGCGCAATTCAGTTTCGAGCAAACGAGTTGCAACGAATTGGAGTGCAGGTGGAACAACTAACTTACGTGGTTTAGCAGCGATCAAGAGGCCGCGCTCATCTGTCCAAGCAGCGATTTGAATAACAGCATTTTCCAACGCAGTTTCGTTCAAGTCAGCAGGAGTAGAAGGAGTGTTGGCGTTAGTACCACCGTTCACCAATGGGTGAGCAGTAGAGAAGAGAGGAACACCGTCACCGCCTACAAACTGAGCAGAGAAGCCGTTATTCAAAATAGCGGCGGCTTTGACCTGTTTTGTGTAAGCCATAGCACGAGCCAAGCCCTTGGTATAACGAGCAGACAAAGAGTCATACAAGTTATCTTCAATAGCTTCCTCAGTCAGAGAGAAGCCAAGAGCAACAGTTTCGTGTTGGTAACGAGCAGTCCATGC